TCCATATGTCATCTGGTGCAATATTTGATTTTATTCCTAATCCATTATCTAGTGGTCCTGCTTTCGTTGTAGCAAAGAAATTTTCTTTTGACCAGCTACAAGGACAGTATGACCAAATAATTGGATTAATGGCAGCTATGGCAAAGATTAATGTTATGAGCATTATTGCTATGGAAGATGCAGTATTTACTGAAACAAACATTTCAGGTGAACTTGAATCAGGACAATATAGAAAAGGCAGATTTGCTGTAAACTATTTAGCTCCTGGTACACAGGTTTCTAAACCTGCATCAAATGTTCCTTATCAGATTTTTCAACAGATAGATAGAGTTGAAAGACAACTTAGAATTGGTGGTGCTTATCCAGTTACTGATGATTCACAATCACCATTAGCTTTTGCTACTGGTAGAGGTTTAGAAGAACTAGGTGCATCAATGTCATTAATGATTAGAGAATATCATACAGTAATGGCAGATGCTATAGAACAGACAGATGCTAAAAGACTTGAATGGGATAGTGCTATGTATGGTGGTAAATCAAAATCACTATCTGGATATATGGATAATAAGTTTTTCTCTGAAAAGTATGACCCAGAAAAAGATATAGGTTTTAATTACAAGACAAGAAGAGTCTATGGTGCTATGGCTGGTTATGATGAACCACAGAAGATAGTTACAGGGCTGCAATTACTTCAAGCAGGTATCATAGACACACAGACACTACAAGAAAACTTAGATGGTTTAGATAACATAGTTAGAGTTAATGAACGAATAACTAGAGAAAAAGCAGATAAAGTTTTATTTGATACTTTACTTGCACAATCACAACAAGGAGACCAAAGAGCAACAATGGCTATTGTTGAAATTAGGAAAAATCCTGGTGATGTACAAAATATTTTAGATAAGTTCTTTACTCCTCAAGAACCTCAAATGACTGAGGAAGAAATAACTTTTGTAGAAGGTCAAGCAGGACCAGGTGGACAATCCTTGCCACCACAAGGACCACCACCTGGAATTGCTCAAATATTACAAGGGCTAGGTGGATAATGTCTTATAACATTAATAAAGAATTTGCTGAAATTGTTCATAACTCATTGTTTGATGTTGATGAACAGTGCGAAGATATATTATTGGAAGCTAAACTACAAGAACCTAAAATATACACAGACCAACTACCTCCATTAATGTTCCCATTTGGTTATATGATTATTAGTTCAACATTTGCTTACTACGAAGAGGAGGAAGAAGATGGCGACTCGTTCACCGAGCAATAAAGGAATTACAAATAGAAATACTAATGTTCCACCTCCAGCAAGAAACTATGCAGATAATACTCAAGCTGTTAAAAGAATACCTGATGTTACTTACGGAGAGCAAGAAAAATTAACTGAAATGCAAAAGATGTCTCCTTTACCAAAAGAAGAAACACCTAAAGCTTCAGGAGTCAAAAGACCTTTTACACCAG